AAGTTTTTTTTATACAAACATAACAACCAGTGGAAGTCGCACAGTAAATATTGCTTTGTAAAACCTCTGGAAAAGCAAGAGTCAATAATTTATAAAGACACTAAATACGAACCATTGATGGGGACTATGAAATATGTCAACAAAGAATTAAAAGACTTGGGAGTAAATGTAGGTGATAAAGTTTGTTACAAGCCTGATACTGAATATGAATTTGAGGTAGACGGAGAAAAATTATATAGAATTATGTCGCAAAGCATAACAGGAGTGTGGCAATGAGGCGAATAAGAAAAAACAAAAACAACAACTTTGAAAAAGAATTTAAACCTAAAATCAAATATAATCGAAACAAAGATAGATACCAAAAGCATAAAATTAAAAATTATAGCAGCGGGTCAGAAAGCAGTGAATGAACTAATTAAAGTTGCAGGGGAAAAAATAATTAAACACGACCCTGAAGATGATTTATCAGCAGACAGACTTAAAAATGCAGCAGCAACAAAAAAACTAGCAGTATTTGATGCGTTTGAAATTTTAAACAGAATTCAACAAGAGAAAGAAGCTATGGAGTTAGCTGAAAAAGGAATTTTAAGAACTGATACAAAACAAGGCTTTGCAGAAAGAAACTCAAAATAATTTATATTTAGAATTAACTGATGTTATTCCAAAAAGTGTTTTAACAAAAAAAAATAAAGCACGTACTTGGTTGTATGGATATAATGAAAAATACGATGTTATAGTTATATCTAAAACTGGTCAAATTGGAGAAATTATTAGCATTAGTGGATTAGTAATTGCATTACCTCTTTCTCCTGAAATTGGTCGTAAACGACCAAAAAACAAATCAGAACAATATTGGTCTAGGCCAGAATATCCCAAAGCTTTAGCTAAAATACCAAGTATTTTTGTATGGAATGAAATGCCTGCTGCATTTAAAAATATGTGGATTGACTACATAGAAGAAGAATTTGAAAGAAGAGAAAAAGGTCATTGGTTTTGGAATAACGGTAAGCATACATACATAACAGGCTCACACTATATGTATTTACAATGGACTAAAATTGATGTAGGTTTTCCAGATTTTAGAGAAGCAAACCGATTGTTTTACATTTATTGGGAAGCGTGTAAAGCCGACAAAAGAAGTTTTGGTATTTGTTATTTAAAAATAAGACGTTCAGGTTTTTCGTTTATGGGGTCAGAAGAATGTGCTAATATAGCTACCATATCTAAAGATTCTAGAATCGGCATACTTTCTAAAACTGGTGCCGATGCAAAAAAAATGTTTACTGACAAAGTAGTTCCTATAACAAACAATTATCCATTCTTTTTTAAACCTATTCAAGACGGTATGGATAAACCTAAAACAGAACTTGCATTTAGAGTGCCTGCGTCTAAGATTACAAAAAAGAATATGCACTTGCAAGATGATTTTGAAATGGATGGTCTTGATACAACTATCGACTGGAAAAACACAGACGACAACTCTTATGATGGGGAAAAGTTATTATTGTTAGTTCACGATGAAAGTGGTAAATGGATAAAGCCTAATGACATATTAAATAACTGGAGAGTAACAAAAACTTGTTTAAGATTAGGTAGAAAAATAATTGGAAAATGTATGATGGGTTCTACTTCTAATGCTTTAAACAAAGGTGGTAGTAGTTTTAAAAAACTTTATGAAGATTCAGATATAACAAAACGAAACGCAAACGGTCAAACAAAAAGCGGATTATATAGTTTGTTTATTCCTATGGAGTGGAATATGGAAGGGTTTATCGACAAATATGGTATGCCTGTTCTTAATACTAAAGACGAATCTGTTTTAGGAATAGATGATGAGTATATAAATATAGGTGCAATTGATTACTGGCAAAATGAAGTCGATTCATTAAAACAAGATTCTAATGCATTGAACGAGTTTTACAGACAGTTTCCAAGAACAGAATCTCACGCATTCCGAGATGAAAGCAATCAATCACTTTTTAACTTAACTAAAATTTACCAGCAAATAGATTATAATGATTCTTTGATAATGGAGCAACACGTTTCTAGAGGAAACTTTAGTTGGAAAAATGGAGTAAAAGATACAGAAGTAATATTTAACCCTAATAAAAATGGTAGGTTTTATTTATCCTGGATACCTGAAGTTAATTTACGAAATAAAGTAATTACAAAAAATAATGTAAAATATCCTGGCAATGAACATATAGGTTCGTTTGGTTGTGATAGTTATGATATATCTGGTACTGTTGGGGGTAAAGGTTCGAACGGAGCATTACACGGTATGACAAAATTTAATATGGATAAAGCACCTAGCAATACGTTTTTTTTAGAATATGTAGCTAGACCACAAACAGCAGAAATATTTTTTGAAGATGTTTTAATGGCTTGCGTATTTTATGGTATGCCGTTACTATGTGAAAACAACAAACCTAGATTGTTGTATCATTTTAAAAACAGAGGCTATCGAGGTTTTAGTATGAACAGACCTGATAAAGTTTACAACAAACTTTCAAGAACAGAAAAAGAATTAGGAGGCATACCTAATTCAAGCGAAGATGTGAAACAATCCCACGCAGCAGCTATAGAATCATTTATAGAAAAATATGTAGGTATAGACTTGCTAGGAAACTATAGAGAGAGCGATGAAATGGGAGATATGGTTTTTACACGTACATTAGAGGATTGGGCTAAGTTTGATATTAACAATAGAACTAAGTTTGATGCGTCCATAAGTTCAGGATTAGCTATTATGGCAAATCAAAAACACCTTTATACACCTGTTAAAAAACAATCAAAAATAAGCATTAACTTTGCAAGATATGCTAACAAAGGAATATACAGTGAATTAGTACAATAAATGAAAGATATTAAAATAAATATATCTGACGTTGGTTTTCCTAGTCAGTTTGCTTCTGATGCTGAAAAAGCAACAGATAAGTATGGATTAATGATAGGACAGGCTATTCAATACGAATGGTTTAGAAAAGACTCAAGTGCGTGCAGATATTATAGTCGATGGCGTGACTTTAACCGATTAAGGTTGTATGCTCGTGGTGAACAACCTATAGCCAAATATAAAAATGAATTAGCAGTAGATGGAGATTTATCTTATCTAAATTTAGATTGGAGTATTGTACCCATTATACCAAAGTTTGTAGACTTGGTAGTTAATGGTATGAACGATAGATTATTCAAGGTTAATGCATATGCACAAGATGCTATGTCTCAGTCTAAAAGAAGCAAGTATCAAGATATGATAGAGGCACAAATGGTCTCAAAAGAATTACTTAATAAAATTCAAGAAGGAACAGGTGCAAACCCTTTTACAATGTCTCCTGAAGATTTACCAAATACGGATGAAGAGCTTGCATTGTATATGCAATTAAATTACAAGCCAGCAATTGAAATAGCAGAAGAAGAAGGTATTGATACAGTGTTTGCTATGAATCATTACGAAGATATCAGAAGAAGACTAGATTATGATTTAACTGTATTAGGTTTGGCTTGTGCAAAACACGAATTTTTACCAGGAGCTGGAGTAGAAGTAAAATACGTAGACCCAGCTAATTTAATTCACAGCTATACTGAAGACCCACAATACAAAGATTGTTTTTACTGGGGTGAAATAAAAACAGTACCTATTACTGAGTTAATGAAAATTGACCAGTCTTTAACAAAAGAAGATTTAGAAGAAATTAGTCAATACAGTCAAATGTGGTACGATTATTTTAACGTAGCACAATATTATGAAAACGATATTTTTTACAGAGATACTGTAACACTAATGTATTTTAATTATAAAACCACTAAAAAATATGTTTACAAAAAAAAGGTAAACGAAAATGGTGCTACAAAAATTATTGAAAAAGATGATAGTTTCAATCCGCCAGAAGAAATGATGGAGGAAAACAATTTTAAAAGAATATCAAAAACAATTGATGTGTGGTATGAAGGCATTATGGTTATGGGAACTAATATAATGTTGAAGTGGGAATTGATGGAAAATATGGTAAGACCAAAATCTGCTACACAAGCAGCTTTACCTAACTATGTAGCTACATCTCCTAGAATGTACAAAGGTGCTATTGAATCGTTGACAAAACGAATGATACCTTTTGCTGATTTAATTCAATTAACACATTTAAAACTACAGCAAGTTATTTCTAGAACTGTGCCTGATGGTGTATATATAGATGCTGATGGATTAAATGAAGTTGATTTAGGAACTGGAAATGCATATAATCCTGAAGACGCTTTAAGATTATATTTCCAAACGGGTAGTGTTGTAGGTAGAAGCTATACGCAAGAGGGAGAGTATAACCAAGGAAAAGTTCCAATACAACAATTAACTTCAAACTCAGGTGCTAGTAAAACTCAAATGCTTATTACAAATATGAATAATTATATTAATATGATTAGACAAGTGACTGGATTGAGTGAAGCTAAAGATGGAAGTACACCTGACCCTAATGCATTAGTAGGTATTCAAAAGTTAGCAGCATTAAATTCTAACACAGCAACTAGACATATATTGGATGGTTCCTTATATATATACAGAACTTTAGCTGAAGGTTTATCTTATAGAATAGCGGACATTTTAGAGTATGCAGAATTTAAAGATGAATTTGCAAATCAAATAGGTAAATACAATGTTTCTATTTTGGAAGAAATGAACGATTTATATATTTATGATTTTGGAATATTTATTGAAGTTACTCCAGATGCTGAAGAACAAGCACAGCTTGAACAAAATATTCAGATGGCTTTACAAAAAGGTGATATTAATTTAGAAGATGCTATCGACATTAGAGAGATACATAATTTAAAATTAGCTAATCAACTTTTAAAGATGAAAAGAAAAGCTAAGGAAGAAAAAGATAGAGCTTTTGAATTACAGAAACAACAGCAACAAGGTCAGATTCAAATGCAGTCTCAACAAATGGCTGCACAAACAGCTATGCAAAAAATACAAGCTGAGAATCAAGCTAAGATGCAGTTAGAACAAGCCAAAGCTGCTTTTGAAATAGAAAGGTTAAATGCAGAGGCAAACTTAAAAGGAACACTAATGGATAAAGAGTTTGGGTATAATCAACAACTCCGAGACATAAGTGAAAGAGCTTTAAAAGATAGAGAGCTGCAAAGAGAAAGTGCAAAAGCTAAAAGAATTAGTCAAGCTAACACTGAGCAATCTAGACTTATAAATCAAAGGAAAAATAATTTACCTCCTCAAAGATTTGAGTCAAATGAAGATAGTTTAGATGGTTTTGACTTAGCTGAATTCGAACCTAGATAGGCTTAATTTAGAAATAAATTAATTATTAACTTTGTAAAAAATTAAATTAAATGGAATTAAAAGTAAAAGAAGTGGTTAAGGTTGAAAAATCTCAAGCCCAAGTAGAAGAAGAACTACTAAAACAAAACGAAGAAAAACAAGCTGCATTAGAAGAAGCAGCAGAACAACCAGCAGAACAAACAGAAACTGTAAGCGAACCTGTTCAAGAAGAAAAGAAAGAACTTGATGACCAAACAGTTTTAGACTATATAAGAAAAAGATACGATAAGCCAATTGAATCATTTGATGATTTGATGGCAAAGCGAGAATCAGAGGAAGAACTTCCAGAAGATGTAGCAGCGTATTTTAAATATAAAAAGGAAACAGGTCGAGGAATCGAAGATTATGCAAAACTTAATCGAGATTTTGATGAACTGAATCCTGATACATTGCTAGCTGAATATTATTTAGCTAATGAAGAAGCTATAGACTCGGAAGATGTTGAAGCCCTTTTGGATGACTTTACGTACGATGAAGAAGTAGATGAAGAAAAGGTAATTAAAAAAAGAAAGCTAGCAAAGAAAAGAGAAATTGTTAAAGCTAAGAAATTCTTTAACGAGCAGAAAGATAAATATAAACAGCCACTTGAGTCAAGAACGGATGTTGTATCAGAGAAAGCTCAAAAAGAATTAGACGAGTATAGACAATATATTGATGATGCAAAATCGCAGAAAGAAGTACAACAAAAAAAGTACGACTGGTTTGCGAAAAAGACAGATGAGGTGTTTTCCAATGAATTCAAAGGTTTTGAGTTTAAGTTAGGTGAAAATAGCGTAATGTATAATCCAGGCGATGTCAATGAATTAAAAAAGTCTCAGTCAAATATTATGAACTTTGTTCAAAAATATTTAGGCGAAGATGGTTTAATGAAAGATGCCACTGGATATCATAAAGCGTTATCATTAGCGATGAACCCTGAAAAGTTCGCCCAGTTCTTTTATGAGCAGGGAAAAGCTGAAGCAATCGAAAGTGATGCACGTAAAACAAAAAATATAAATATGAATTTACGTTCAGCACCAGAAGTAGTTTCAAAAGGGGGAATGAAAATGAGAACTGTTAATAATGACTCTGGAAACAGATTAAGAATTAAAAGTTCTAGAATTAGAAAATAATTATTAAACTTAAAAAAAATTAGAAATTATGCCAGGAAGTATTGAAACAGGTGGATTGTTAAATTTTCAGTTGCAGCCAAGTGCACAACAGATTACAACGTCCACTAATTACATTACCAACTTCGATTTCTTGAGTACTTATCTTCCAGATACTTACGAAAAAGAATTCGAACGTTACGGAAACAGAACTGTATCTTCATTTTTAAGAATGGTAGGTGCAGAAATGCCTTCTAACTCAGATAAAATTATTTGGGCTGAGCAAGGTAGATTACACGTAAAATATACAGGAGTAACATCAGGTGCAGCAGCAGGACAAGACGTAGCAACGTGGACAGTTCCAGCAGGGCAAATCGTACCAGGTCAGCAGCCACAAACGGGTGCAGCTGGAGGAATTGCAATAAGAATTGGTCACACTGTTATGATATCTGACTCTACGCCAGGTTCGACTTTCTCGAACAAAGCGATTGTTACAGCTGTTAACTATGCTAACAGAACATTTGACGTAGCTTATTATGAAGCTGGTGGTCAAACTATGGCAGCAGCAGTTGACTGTGATGTATTTATTTACGGTTCAGAATTTAGAAAAGGACAGGCTTCTATGCCAGAAACTTTAATCTCTGATGATTCTATATTCAACAATTCACCAATTATCTTAAAAGATACTTACAAAGTGAATGGTTCAGATATGGCTCAAATCGGATGGATTGAAGTAAGTGGTGAAGACGGAGCAAGTGGTTACCTATGGTATCTAAAGTCTGAGCACGACACAAGATTACGTTTTGACGATTACTTAGAAACAGCTATGGTGGAAGCAGTTCCAGCAGAAGCAGCATCAGGTGCTATTGCAGCAACTGGTATTGTAGGTAATAAAGGTTCAGAAGGTATCTTCCACGTAGTGGGAACTAGAGGAAATGTGTGGTCAGGTGGAAACCCAACTGTATTATCTGATTTCGATTCTATTATCGAAAGATTAGATAAGCAAGGTTCTATTGAAGAGAATGTATTATTCTTAAATAGACAATTTGGTTTTGACATTGATGATATGTTAGCTTCACAAAACTCTTATGGAAACGGTGGTTCTTCTTACGGTCTATTTGACAATGACGAAGAAATGGCGTTAAACTTAGGATTTAGAGGTTTCAGAAGAGGTTATGACTTTTACAAGTCTGACTGGAAATACCTAAATGACCCTACAATGAGAGGTGGACTAGTAGCAGGTGCAATTAATGGTTTAATGGTACCAGCAGGTTCAACTACTGTATATGACCAAATTTTAGGTAGAAATGCTAAGAGACCATTCTTACACGTTAGATATAGAGCTTCAGAAACTGAAGATAGAAGATATAAAACGTGGATTACTGGAGGAGCAGGAGGAGCAGCTACGTCTGATGTAGACGTAATGTCTGTTAACTTCTTATCTGAAAGATGTGTATGTACATTAGGTGCAAACAACTTCTTCTTATTCAAATCATAAGAAGTATATAAATAAAGGGAGGGGACTATCTCCTCCCTTATTTTTTAATCTAATTAAATTTAAATAAAATGAAAAATAAAAAACTTAAAAACGAGACTTATGTCTTGACGAACGGAGAATCTCCGTTATCTTATATGTTAGCGTCTCATCATAACAAAAGAAATACACTACTGTATTGGGATGAGGAAAAACAAGTTAATAGAGAACTTTGTTACGCTAAAAATCAAAAATCAATTTTTGCTGATGAACAAGATGGTAATAAAATTTTAGAGCCAATTGTTTTTGAAGATGGTATGTTAAATGTTCCGTCTACTAACCCTATGTTACAAATGTTTTTAGAGTTTCACCCAGGATTCAATAAAATATTTAGAAAAGTAAATACAGAT